AGGCTAAATTTTCTTTATCTTCATTTATTTTTTGAATATAATTTTGATGGTAAGATTCCAGTGTTTTTGCATTATCGATGGTTGATTTTTTAGATTGCGGTTTTATTTCTTCTTGCGAACGCAGTAAATTTTCCAATGAAAACATGTGATCCGCCATGACTTTGCTAATAGATTATGACACATGTTGAGGTTTAGATAGATTTGCAACGATTTTCAAAATTTTCAAAAACGCGCCAGAAAATCCCCGGAGTTGCCAAAATTTTTTTCTCCTGGAAGGATATAAAACAAAATGGGCTCTGGCGGTTTGATGCAACTCGTTGCTTACGGCGCACAAGATATCTATCTTACAGGCAATCCTCAAATTACCTCGACATACTGAAGGGGGTTGAAAAGCAGTCGGTGAACACAAACATGGAATAAGTGTTCAATAAAGTCCGTTAGTGGTTCCAATATAATATACCACAGCTGCTAGTTGGTAATTTTACCAGCAACATTATCAAATTGCGGGAACACCCTAAAGTTTTTGCTACCAACTCACACCTGAAAGGGATGTGAGGGCTGAGAACTGAACTCAGAGACGGTAAAAATGTAAAAAATGAAAGGTCAATTATCTGATCTTGAAATGGGCAATCCGCAGCCAAGTTCTAAACTGTAAGTAAGATGGGCTTTATTTATTGTATAACATCGCCTTCTAATAAAATATACATTGGACAAACTATTCGCAGCGTGCCAAAACGAATGACAGAACACGCAAAATGCGAAGGCAGTTGTATATTATTAGAAAATGCTATCAAAAAATATAGCCTTGAATGTATGAAAGTTGAGATCTTGTTGGAAGTTAATGACGAAATGTTAGATGAATATGAAACGATGTTTATCAATATGTATAACTCAATTGAACCAAATGGCTACAATATCCGTTCTGGTGGTTCAAGTAAAAGTGCACATAGTGAATTATCGCGTGAGCGAATGAGAACTGCTAAATTAGGTGAAAAAAATCACAATTTTGGGAAACCAAGAAGTGATGCATGTAAATTAGCAATATCAGAAGCGAAAAGTGGTGAAAAACATCATTTCTATGGCAAAAAGTTTACAGAAGATCATAAGTTAAAGTTGGCTAAATCGCATAGAAAAAGCGATGATGTACTGCCAATGTATATGGTCTACGTAAAAGCACGACCTGAACAATATCAAGCAGAAGGTTACGCAATTGTCAATCATCCGACATTAAAGAATAAATATTTTACTTCCAAAAAGTTATCTCTTGACGAAAAATACAATCTAGCAAATTCTTATCTTGCAGCATGAATGCAGTTCAGAGACTAAATGGTAGTGGGTTCTAGTTTTCTAGAGCTTAAGTTATAGTCCAATCCCTTGGGGTTAGCGGTCCCCTAAATATCCCGAAAGGGAGGGTAATTTTCCTTGTCTTCAAGGTCGTATACCGTCGCCACACAAACTTCGCCATGGAAGCCATTGAACAAACATTCAACGGCGCCGCCAACTTCGGCAAGAAGGTCCAATGCACAATCAGCCGCAACGGCGATCTGATCCACCGTGTCTACCTCCAAGCCACACTCCCCAAGGTTCTCCTGACAGCCGAAGACGGCTCAGGGGCTCAATTCCGCTGGCTCAACTGGGTCGGTCACAACCTGATCAACAACGTCTACGTTGAAATCGGTGGTCAACAAATCGATAAACACTACGGTGACTGGCTCCACATCTGGAATGAACTCACCCAAGAAGCCGGCAAACAAGCCGGTTACGCCGAAATGGTTGGTAACGTCCCAGAACTCGTCAACCTGCTCGTCCAAGGTGGTGAAGATTGCGACGGCGACTGCGTCAGCAACGCCGAACCCAACGCCAGCTCTGAAGTCCGCAAATGCGCCCCAGAATACACACTGTACATCCCTCTGCAATTCTGGTTCTGCCGCAACCCTGGTCTTGCTCTCCCCCTGATTGCTCTGCAATACCACGAAGTCAAGATCTGGCTCGAGTTCAACGAACTCCGCAACCTCTGCTGGGACTACACAGCCTCGGGCAGCAACCAACACACCATCCGTGACCGCGTCGCCGCCGCTGGTCTCGTCTCGGCTTCTCTCTATGTCGACTACATCTACCTCGACACTGATGAACGCCGCCGCTTTGCCCAAGTCTCCCACGAATACCTGATTGAACAACTCCAATTCACAGGTGGTGAATCCGTCACAAGCAGCTCCAACAAGATCAAACTGAACTTCAACCACCCTACCAAAGAACTCGTGTGGGTTGTCCAACGCGACTCATTCGTGAGCTGCGATGACGCCGTGGTGAACCCCTGGAAGGGTCAACAACCCTTCAACTACTCCGACTGGTGGGATCGCGCCGTGCTGGAATCCGGCTACAGCGTCACACGCGTCGAAGGTCTGGCTGGCAAAAACCCTGTTGTTGCCGCCAAGGTCCAACTCAACGGTCACGATCGCTTCTCTGAACGTGAAGGCAAATACTTCAACTTGGTCCAACCTTACCAACACCACACCAACGTCCCAGCTGTTGGTGTGAACGTCTACTCCTTCGCGCTCAAACCCGAAGAACACCAACCCAGCGGCACATGCAACTTCTCTCGCATTGATAACGCCACACTGCAACTGACTCTGTCCAACAACACTGTTGGCACTGTTCTGTCTGCTCAAGTGCGTGTATACGCGGTCAATTATAACGTGCTAAGAATTATGAGTGGTATGGGCGGACTTGCCTACTCAAATTAGACACGCGGTGCAAAATACTGTTGTATTGTTATTCATTGGCTTTATCCAATATTTCCCAAACTTACTACTATATTAGTGTTAAGTTTGACAATCGTTAACAATCAAATAAAATTGACGGTTTAATGACAACGTGTCATAAATAGGTATATCATCCGACCCCCGTTTCCAAAATGAGTAGTTTGTGTAAAGGAATCGTCATCAAAACCAAAAAGCCGTGCACTTTTCATGCGACGGAAAATGGATTTTGCAAACACCATGCTTCCCAAAAATTTCTGGAAGAAGCATCACAACAAGGAAAATTAGTATGTCGACATTTCGATCGTGGGTGCAGAAACATCATTTATGAAGAAGACCAGGCTAAAAAAATCAAATCCTGTAAAGAATGCAGAGCAAAAATAGTAGGAAAAGCGAAAAACTGCGCACATCCATCGTGCACATTTAAAATCAAAGAAGCCGACACATATTGTGGAAAACATTATAGGGACTTTTATTATGAAAAAGCCAAAAAAGAAGGAATTCGATATTGCAATATTGAACGTGGCTGTAATTCAGTGCTTCCCCCTGACGAATCAACTTGTCATAAGTGCAGAGCAGCCATCAACGAGTCAATTGCATCAGAGATTAAAACATACCGTAACACCCAATCAAATTGTTTGAAATGCAGAACAAATACTAAAACAAACGGATACTTTTGCAATGATTGTCATGAATCTATTACATTTTCTTCAGAATTTGGTAAGAGGAAAATTTCCGATGTATGGAGAGACTTTTGCAAACAAGCAGCAACACGTGATTGTCCAGTGACAATCACGTACGATGAATTGGCAGAACTTGTTATTCAACCATGCTTTTATTGTGGGATATTTTACGAAAGCAAATACAATGGAATTGATCGCTATGATAATGATCACGGATACACTAAAGACAATGTACGTCCATGTTGTTCTGTTTGTAATATAATGAAAAATGATTACGATCCATCACTGTTTTACGAAAAGGTAAAAACAATTGTTGAATTTCAAACATACGGATCTACGAATATACAAGAACTTGTTAAAAAATGGTCAGAATTACAATCAAATCCACCCTATTCATTCCTATCGTATAAGCAGGTTGCAATAACTAAACGCAAATTAGAATTTACAATTGAAAAGGAAGATTACGACAAATTCCGCAACGGACAGTGTTATCTATGTGGTCTAACATCATCAGATACTCATAAAAATGGAATTGATCGCATTGATAATTCGAAAGGCTATGTACTGGATAACTGCAGATCATGTTGTGGGCAGTGTAACTGTATGAAATTGGATATGAACTATGATGTATTTGTGTCACATTGTAAACAAATTGCCAAATTTAACAACAAAATGAAAACATCAATGGCTGAAATCAAATCGTCTGATACGAAAGAACATGTTTATACTGCCTCTGAGATTTATTATTTACTGACAACAAATCAGCAAATCCAATACCTAGAATGGGCAAAATGTCACGGGAAGTCTCCCATGTATATGTCAGATATCCAAACAATGGATTTAACCAAGTCAAAAGAAGAATGTATTGCTGAAATTAAACATTTTCTGGAAATGGAACGTACGCGTAATTATAAACTACATCACAATAATAAACCCAAACATTATTCCGCAAATTCAGTGTATGCAATGTTGACAAATGGCGAACAATCAACATTTGTATCATGGTATGAGGATACGTATGGATTGTCCAATTCATTTCATTCGCAATTAGATGATCTTATTTCCAGCTTGACTACACTAGGAAAAGATGAAGGAATCGACGAATGTAGGAAATTCTTAAAAGCCGAAACAAGTCGCCGTAAGTCATCTAGATCAAACGAACTAAAACGAGCAGTTCCAGCTAGAGCCACAACTACAGAACGTACATGGAAAGCCAAAGATATCTCTATAGTTGTGCCAGAACCAGTAAATGAAATTGTAATGGATCCAGTGTCTACAAATCCAGTTTCTACACCAATTACTTCAAGTTCAGTTTCAGTCAGGGAGCCCACCCACCCCAAACAATGGAAATCCAATTTCATCTATTCATATATCAAGGACAATAAGGGACATCTCTATAAAAAACACTGCGAAGACAATAATGAAATTAAAAATGTGGACGAATGGGAATTAAAATGGAAAGCGTTTGAAGATAAAATCAAATCTGCAGATTCATACGATTCAGTCAAATCGGATATTTCGTCAATAATTCTTAGCTTGCGCAAAGGTCGGCATGATAAACTTTTAGAAAAGGGTAAGGTTGATATTTTGGAACGTACAGACAGATCTGTTTGGCCGAAGGAAAC